CAATTCCACCTCCACCAAGTCCGCCTCCACCAACTCCACCTCCACCATCTCATCCACCACCAATTCCACCTCCACCAAGTCCACCTCCACCAAGTCCACCTCCACCAATTCCACCTCCACCATCTCCGCCGCCACCATCTCCGCCGCCACCATCTCCTCCACCACCTATCCCACCTCCACCTATCCCACCTCCACCATATCCTCCACCACCTGTTCCACCTCCACCTGTTCCACCTCCACCTATTCCACCTCCACCTGTTCCTCCTCCACCTATTCCACCTCCACCTGTTCCTCCTCCACCTATTCCACCTCCACCTATTCCACCTCCACCTATTCCTCCTCCACCTATTCCTCCACCACCAGTTCCGCCTCCGCCATATCCACCTCCATACCCCCCACCTCCTATTCCACCTCCTCCAATTCCTCCACCACCAGTTCCTCCACCTCCAGTACCACCTCCACCATCTCCACCTCCACCGGTTCCTCCACCTCCAGTACCACCTCCACCAGTACCACCTCCACCAGTACCACCTCCACCAGTACCTCCGCCACCTGTTCCACCTCCGCCAAGTCCACCACCTACGCCGCCTCCACCTGTTCCACCTCCACCAATCCCACCTCCACCTGTTCCACCTCCACCTATTCCACCTCCACCATCTCCACCTCCACCTGTTCCACCTCCACCATCTCCACCTCCACCTGTTCCACCTCCACCAATCCCACCTCCACCTGTGCCACCACCTCCAAACCCACCTCCAAGCCCACCTCCACCAAGCCCACCTCCATATACTCCTCCTCCTCCTGTATCACCCGACCCATCTCCTCCGCCACCAGCACACCCACCCCCTTCTCCATACTTACCAAATCCATCACCTCCTCCTCCATCACCACCAACTCCTCCAATATCACCTCCACCTCCAACTCCTCCTCCACCAAGTCCTCCACCGCCAAAAGCACCACCAGGACCTCCAGTTCCACCATATGAACCTCCAAGCCCATCTTTTCCACCACATCCACCATATCCACCTCCAAGCCCAGCTAGTCCAATACACAATTATGCAAATATAGTTAATAATTTAGATATAGATTGTAATAACATTGGTGATAATGTATGTGAAATCCTAGGAGAACCTAACAAATTTGATAAGAATTGTTTCACAGATAAACAAACTCACGGTGGATTAGGGTGTAATGCAGGAGGTATTAAATGTTGTAGATTTTGTAGTTTCGGACCATATGATGTAATTCCTTGCTACGATGAATATATACTTAACAATAAAATTAAAATAATTATTACTATTCCAGGTAGTTTATATGACTTTACAGATGAATTAAAAGATTCAATTAAAAATGAAATAGCTACTGAACTTGGTATACCAAGTAATATATTAAATATAGAATTATATTCAGGTAGTATTATTTTATATATAACAATAGATATTTCAAATAGTAATAATGTTAACGCATTATCAGCTATTATTAAAAATAAATTTAGTGATACAACCAAGACAAATAATATATTAAAACGTGCAGACCCATCTATTGATATTATTTCATCTGAAGTAATATTATCCTCTAGAAATATTACTGAACCAACTAATAAACAAATAAACACAAATGAAAACGTTAATGAAGATACAAATATTGAAGAAGATACTATAGATAATACCCCAACCAACAACGAAGATAAATCTAAATTACAACAATCTTTTAACGGTAAATCTAGTGCTTTATCAATTTCAGATGATGAAAATGGTTCCACTTTATCTATTACATTTATTAGTACTTGCACAACAGTTTTATTTGTAATGATATTTATAGTATATATAATATTTCGAAAAAGACGAATCAAACTTGTTAGGGAAAATAAAAAGAGACTAGATGAATTAAAAAAGAAAGAAGAAATTAAAAAACAATATGAATTAAATAAAAAAGAAGAAGATTTATTAAGCCCTGAAGAGAAGATAATAAAAGAAAATAAAATAGTTGAAGATAGATTTAAGAGACGTTTTAGAGATAGTATTGTTATACCTGATAAACAAGAATTAAAAGATAAATACTATATAGAACCTAAAAATTTACCTGCACCAATAAAAGATGGTCAAGCTCTTAGTAGAGCAATTGAAAAAGTAAGAGCTAAAGCTAGTGAAAACGCAGAAGAAAAAGAAAAAGAAAGAGAGAAAGGAAAAGCAATGGGTAAAGTAATAGAAAAAGCAATAGGAAATACACAAGAAAAAATAATAGAAGAACCAAGAAGAATACCTATTAATAAATCAAAAACTAGACTAGTTCCATTATCAACATTTAATGAAGAAGAATTACGTAGAAATAGGGTCTGCATTTAAAGTGAAATATAATGAACTACAATGAAATACAATGAAATACAATGAAATAATTTAATTAATAAAATTTATAAATTAAATTATTTTATTTAATAAGTACGATTAAAGTACTTATTTATTTTTTATCTAGGATTTTATCTGTTGTTTTACCTTTCCCTTTTGCTTTAACTTTTTTAACTGTAATACCAGGGTTTTTTTTAGTTTTATTTATATCTAGAACATCGTTATCTTCATTAGAATGTTTAGTATTAAAATGTTCTTTATGATATTCCCATAACGCTTTTGAACCAATTTTAAATTTACGGTCAGGTTTAGCTCTGTACCAAAAAACACAATCACCAATCTTATTACTTCTAGCGGTATTATCAAGAACTAGACAATCAAAACCTTCTGTGCATGAATTCATTACTTCTTTAAAAGTGTCTATGTGTGGAAATATACCAAAAAAATTTTTATATATTTTCTCTTGATTTTGAATAATGTTTTCCCTTAATACAAAAACAAAATCAATATTAGTACGCAAATCAGGCGGTAAGTCCATACAATATTGCATAGTTAACATAAATGTAACTCTCCAATGACGACCATTCATAAATATACCTCTAATATTAGGGTCTTTAATCATTTTCTTATCATACATGCAATCATCAAGTAAAACAAATGCATCATTTTTAATCTCTTTTTTCCCAGGATTTACAGAAATAGCTTTTTTTTGTCTAGTAATAATTTGTTGTATTATTTCAGATTTGTATTCTGAATGTATAAATATATCCGGTATATATGACGAATAAAATGCATTACCGTCTTCTGTAGCAGATATAGCTACTCCCATTGGTATTTTTCTACAGTGATATAGAATATCTGCCACTAATGTACTTTTTCCTGTTCCGCGTTTTCCAATAAAAACACAAGTAGCAGGACCTGCACCATTAATTCGTCTTTCTTCTATACATTTTGGGTTAAATTTAGTTATTTGAAGACTCATTACTAATCAAGATAATTATATATTTTAAACAAAATGAACAAATAAAAAATAAACAAATAACCAATTAATTAATTTTCTGCATCTACCGATTCCCAATATGAGTTAGTTAATAATTTTTCATCATTAGAAGTAATAACATACGAACTAATTAAACTAATTATAAAAGATAATATAATTGATATAATTAAAAATTCTAAATTAAAATCATCATTTTTATTATTTATATCTTTTACTTTTGAGCTATTATTTATTTTACCCATTATATTATATATAATAAATGTTGAAATTAACACAATAATGATATTCATTATATTAAATTCATAAAATTCGAACATTTATAATATATAATTTTAATTTAATTTGATAAATAAACGTTAATTTATTAAATTAGTATAGTCCATACGCTGAAGGACGAGCTCTAGATTTCATAGAATTTAACATCGCGCGGCCAGCATCAACCTTAGCCGCACCACCGAATGTATTATACATAGAGTATCCAGAATATAATAATCCTAGAATTGATAATACTAGTACAATAATAGATACAATATGCACTACATCATCATCATCTCTGCATAATGTTGTATCAGCATTGTCTCTTTCGCATGATAATAAAGTTTGATCGTGAATTAACATTGAAGAAGTAGCTATTAATAAAGCCATACTAACTAACATAATAACAGTGTTTACCTGGTGCATCTTTTATTATTTATATTTAAATATTTTAATTTTAATTTATTTAATTTATTTAATTTATTTAATTTATTTAATTTATTTAATTTATTTAATTTATTTAATTTATTTCTACCACAAGAAACTGTTATTCATAAAATTTTACAAAAATTAATAGACTTAAAAGTCTAATGGAAATATAAAGTATATTCAATGTCAAAATCTAATAAAAAAGATGACCAAGTAGAAGATAAATATAAAAAGTATACACAGATTGAGCATGTACTTGCTCGACCCGGTATGTATGTTGGAGAAATCGCTACTATTACATCTGAACAATGGATTCTAGATTCTAAACAGGATATAATTATATCTAAGTTTGTTAAATGGAATCCTGGTATTTATAAGATTTTTGACGAGATTATCACCAATGCTTCAGATGAATGTCAACGTAGTACTCTAATTAAAAACATTAAAGTTAATATTGTCGGAGATACTATTTCAATTCTAAATGATGGTTCTGGTATTCCTATTCAAATTCATAAAGAACACGGAATTTATGTACCTGAACTGGTTTTCGGCAATCTTTTAAGTAGCAGCAATTATGATGATTCTAAGAAACGTACAACTGGCGGCTTAAATGGTCTTGGAGCTAAATTAACTAATATTTATTCTTCAGAATTCGTAATAGAAACTGTAAGCGAAGGACAAAAATATACACAGATTTTTAAGAACAATATGTCAGTAATAGAGAAGCCCGTTATTGAACAAGTAGGTAAAACTAAGGGTGCTGAATATACTAAGATTACTTTTACACCAGACTTTAGTAAATTTGGATTAAAAAAACTTGACCAATATGAAACATTAGCAATTCTTAAAAAGAGGGTATTTGATATTTCAGCTATCAGTCCTAAAAGAGTATCAATTTATTATAATGACGAAAAAATTAAGTGTAAAGACTTTCAAGAATATGTATCCTATTACATTGGTCCTAAGAGTGAATCTCCTCGAGTATATTCTGAAAGTTCTGACCGTTGGCAAGTATGTGTAGCTCTTTCAAAGACAGATTCATTTAAACATGTATCTTTTGTTAATGGACTAGCTACTAACGACGGTGGGTCTCATATTGACCACGTAATTTTACCTATTATTAAAAAATGTACTGAAGAAATTCAGGCAAAACATAAAAACATTACGGTTAAACCTCAATATGTTAAAGATTCTCTATTTATTTTTGTAAACTGTCTTGTTGAAAATCCGACGTTTTCATCTCAGACAAAGGACAAACATACAACTAGAGTTTCTGAATTTGGAAGTAAATTTGTTCTTACAGATGAGTTTACAAAGAAAATCTTAAAACTCGGATTTGTAGAGACATTACTTGCAGTCGCTGATGCAAAAGAACGTAAATCACTATCTAAGACCGATGGTAAAAAGGTTGTTCGCTTAATTATCCCTAAGCTTGATGATGCGAATAAGGCAGGTACATCCGAATCACATAAATGTACCTTAATTCTTACGGAGGGTGATTCAGCTAAGACTACTGCAGTATCTGGTTTATCAGTAGTTGGTAGAGATTATTACGGAATTTTCCCACTTCGAGGTAAACTATTAAATACTCGTGAAGCAAGTGTCTCACAGATTTCTAAGAATGAAGAAATTATTAATATTAAGAAAATCCTAGGTCTTCAAATCGATACTAAGAATATTAAAAGTCTCAGATATTCTAAGGTTCTTATTATGACCGACGCAGATTATGACGGATTTCACATCAAGGCATTACTAATCAATTTCATTGATGCGACTTGGCCACACCTACTAAAGGAACTATTCATTGGTAGTATTCTTACTCCAATCGTTAAAGTATCGAAAGCTAACGAGAAGTTATCTTTTTATACTCACAAAGAATATACAAATTGGAAAGAAACGACATCAGCTAAGTCTGGTACTTGGCAGACTAAATATTACAAAGGACTTGGAACATCAACAGCATCTGAGGCAAGAGAATACTTTAAGAATTTACAAGTACTAGATTATATTAATAAAGATACAGTAGATGAAACTGATACAAAGGATTCAAAAGCGCTTGTACTAGCTTTTAAGAAAACTGAAGCAGATGCAAGAAAGGAATGGATTCAAGATAATACCAAGAATTTCAAAGGACTTGACTATACTACAAAAGAACCAGTTAGAATTAACAATCTAATTAATAAAGAACTTGTATTATTTTCAATTAGCGATAATATTAGAAGTATTCCATCAATAGTTGATGGTCTTAAGCCTGGACAAAGAAAAGTATTATTTGCCTGCTTCAAAAAGAATTTAACAAATGAAATTAAAGTTGTTCAATTAGCAGGATATATTTCTGAACATACAGCTTATCATCACGGAGAGCACTCATTACAAGAGACAATTATTAACATGGCTCAAAATTATGTAGGTTCAAATAACATGAATCTATTAGAACCATGCGGACAATTTGGAACACGGTTAATGGGTGGAAAGGATTCATCTAGCCCTCGTTATATCTTTACAAAATTATCAAAAAATACGGATAAATTATTCAATCCACACGATTTTCCAATCTTAGAATACCTAAATGACGATGGACAGAGTATCGAACCTAAGTATTATGTACCAACGCTTCCACTAGTACTTATTAACGGAACAGAAGGAATTGGAACAGGATTCTCAACTAAAATACCATCTTTTAACCCAGATGACCTAAAGTATGCTCTTGAAAAATTAATTAAAAATCCAGATTACGAAATTCCAGAATTAACACCTTGGTATAGCGGATTTGCAGGACATATTGAAAAAGTTGATACAAATAAATGGGTATCATATGGAGTATATGAAATTGTAGAAAACACTGTTAAGATTTCTGAATTACCAATTGGTGAATGGACAGAAAATTATAAACAACATCTTGAAAAAATGGAAACCGAGGAACGAATCATTACATTTAAAAACAATTCATCTGATACTATTATAGACTTTGAAGTTAAAATTAAGAAAGAAACATTAAAACAATGGGAATACGAAGGAACACTTGAGAAGATTCTTAAATTAACAACTAACATTAATGCTACAAATATGCATGTATTCATGGCAAATGGAGAAATCCAAAAGATGCATTCTGCAGAAGAAATACTATACAACTTCTATGTTATAAGAAATAAGTATCATAAACTTAGAAAAGAACACATTGAAGAACAAATCTCAAAGGAACTTATTATCCTAGAATCTAAGGTGAAATTTATTAGAAGCGTAGTTTCAGAAGAACTATTTATATTCAAACGAAAGAAGATTGATATTACAAAAGATTTAAAGAAGATGAACTTATATGAATATCCCAACTATGACTACTTACTAAATCTACCTGTACAATCATTCACAGAGGAAAAAATAAAAAGCCTAGAAACTTCTTATAAGAATAAAAAATTAGAGCTACAAAAAATCAAGGAAACTACCGTAGCAAATCTATGGGAACAAGACCTTGAAAAGATTTAATAAAAAGAAACAATAAAAAGAAACAATAAACTAAAAACACTTAAAGACACAGCATAATAAAGATTAAGCTCCTGTGGTGTAGTGGTAATCACA